GCGACCGAACCTGCCGGCCCGGTAGTAGTGCGGTCGGTCGAGCCAGCAGTCGCAGTCCGTGCTGATGGGCTTGCGCACGTACTCGCCGCCCTGCTGTGCCTCAGCCGGCCATTCGGTACTGCCCTCGCCGAACAGCCGGCTCGACCGATACCAGGCGTCGCGAGTCGTGCCGTTGTACACGATCTGGTTGTGCTGCACGCCGGCCTGTGCGCCTGCGAATATCTTCACGCCAGCGGCCCTGTACTCGTGCTCGAATGGCTTCATGCAAAAGGCTGGCACCGGCGCGGTGTTGATGACGGCATCGTAGCTGTCCAGAATGTCCGGCAGGTCATGCAGCGGAGACACCAGGTGCTCGATGATGTCGTCCTGGACAATGTTGAGCAGGTCGCGATAGATGTTCGTCATGTTCCAGGCCCGCACCGGCTCGCCGTACTCGCCCCAACTCGACGCGACCTCCGAGCCTGGCCCGTAGACCTTCGCCCGGTAGTGCTCCTCCTCACCCCATTTCGCAATGTGGATGTAGGCGTCGGCGAAGGTCGGCGTCAGGCCCGGGATGCTCTGTTGGAGCACCTGTGCGCCCGGGAACCTCTGGCGCACAGTGTCGGTGAAGATCGCGACCCGGCACTCGGCCAGCCTTGCCCCGTACGCGGCGAGCAGGCCCGCAGGCCCGCCACCGATCACTGCGACGTTTGGTGTCACTCTGCCTCCTTCAGTGCTTCGCCAAGCGCCTCGCGAAACTCTGGTATCATCACGAGGTTGCGCGACGAACCGTCCTTGTCACTGACCATGATGTTCTGCTGAACGAAGCCAAGGATCAGGTGCTCGATCTCCTTGTATGCACTCCATCTCAGGTTCTGGCTGTCGATCTTGAAATCAACCTTGTTCCATTGCCTGACGAATGCGGCTGCCGCCCTCCGCTCCCCGTCCGAGGCGTGCTTGGTGTTGAGCAGGAGACGGACTGCCTGCCGGATCGCCTTCTGGATGTCCTCGTACTCTCGACGCCGCTCCCGCATGAGCGGAGCGTACCCGCTCTCCTCGTTGACCATGTCGAGGAATGCCTTGGCAGTTTCGAGATGTGTCTTGGTAACCCGCACCTTCTCCGACGTGTCATCGAAACTCATGGAGTAGACTGCGAAGCACTGCGACAGCTTCTGGAGCGTGAGTCGTACGGTCTGCGGGTGCATGACCTTGATATGGTCATGCTGCTGCGAGTATAGCTCCGCGTACTCGTCGCAATACTTGTCCAGCAGTGTGACGTACGCCCCGCCCCTGGGAATGATGATGTTCTCGGGCTTGATCGTGCGGGCAACTGCTGCCAGCCAGTGCCGCTGCTCGGTCGGCATGTACGGCCGCTCATTGCCAATGCCGTCTTCCTGCGCCTGCTGCTGCTCCTCGCGACTCACGTCCGGCACGGTCACGACCATGTCAGTGCGGGCGCGCGCCTCGGGCTCCGAGTAAGTGAGGAGGATCGCCTCGACCAGACGGTTCTTCATCTCCGACGGCGGGTTCATGATGGCCGCGAACCGAACCTCGGCTGGAAAACGTCCGCTGATACTCTTGCGCACGTCAACGACGCCAGACGATCGCACACTGTTCAACTCACTCATGGCCGACGGCAGCTTGCGTGCCAACTCCTGCTGCTCGTCAAGGAACACGTACCCGCCGTGATTGCGCGGGAACACGCCTGGCTTGAGGTACTGCCTCGTTCCGATCTTGGTAACTGCCGCTGTCAGTCCAACCGACGTTGCGTTCTCGCCGGAGACGGTCGAATCTTCCAGATCGAGCCCGTCATGTCCGAAGGCTTTGGCAATCTCGCGTACGGTTGTCGTCTTGCCGGTGCGCGTTGCGCCGACGATCGCCAGATCGAGCCGGCCCGATTCGATCCGCTTGTGCTCGCCAACGGCGAGGCTCTGCGCGCTCATGAACAACATTGCCATCGCTGCGTGCAGGAGCGGCTGCCCGTAGATGCCGGTGTGCTTCAGTGCCAGCATCTCTACCGTGTCGAGAACCCAGTGCAACAACGTGTCGGCATCGTATCCCTCTGGCGGGTAGATGCAGTTGTCAGGCTTGGTTAGTTGCTTCGGCGCCGGCTCCTTTGCATCGATGACCAGAATCGTCTTCGTCTGTTCTTTGGCCGACACTGACACTCGGCCGATCATCTCGTACACACCCAGCTGATTGATCTGGAGGTTCTCGTTCTCGTACACGCAACACAGCATGGTGGCCGCATTGTGTCCGCGCTCGCGGACGACCATGTGCTGATAGCTTGTGGTGTGCTCAACCTCGGACTGCGCGAACGGACAGATTGGCGGATCGAGGTGCTTGTGAATCCGCTCGATCCTCGCGTCCAGCTCGCGGCCGAACAGGTCGTCGATGATCTTGGTGTCCTGCACGACCGACAGCGACCACTCACGCGGCGGCTCGTCACCGTCACTGTTTGGACAGGATGCGCAGCGCGGCGAGTCCAGAGTCGAACGCTTCTTCTTGCAGCCGACCACCTTGCCCTTGCGCGGGAAGGCTGCCATGCCTTCGATCAGGCTCAGGACTTCGATGTTGGATACGGAGATCAGCTGGTTCTCGTACTCGGGCCGAGTGAGGGCAGCATGCAACGATTCGCACGATCGCGCTAGCGGCAATCCTAGCCGGGGGTCGCCCGTCCCCCGTACTACCCTACCCGGGCGCCTAGCCTCCCGCGTAGCGGTGCTAGCTGGGGCTCCCTGCCGCTTCGCGCCGCTAGGGGATGCCCCGTCCCCGGGCGATTGCGAACGCTCGTTCCCGGAACGTCCGTTCCCCTCCGTCATCAGGTCGAGCAGTTGGCGTTCTGCCTCATCAGATCGTCCGCTCCTTTCCTGCCAATAATCCGTCAGATCCTTGCCGCCATCCGCCGTCACAGGGTACGGCAGAAGCACGTCCTTGGCAGGGAGCAGACGGGCGAGGTGCTGCGCAGCCTTGCGACCAGGCTCATCGCAGTCAAAGATGGTGTAGACCTCGTCGGCGTTCGCGAGGATACGCTTGATGGCCGGGTTGCTGTCCTGTAGCCGACGGATCGCACCCGTACCGTTGGTGAAAGTTCTGACGGTGTAGCCGTACTTCTCCAGATGTTGCATCGTCGAGTAGCAGTCCCATTCGCCCTCGACAATCACGAGCTTGGCTTGCGCCGGAATATTGTTGTCCGGGAAAAGGCCGATCGATCCATAGCCGGTGTGATTGAGGATCTTGGGTTGCCTCGTCCGGCTGTAGTACCTCACGTTCACCAACGCGCCGTCGTACCACATCGGCAGGACGTACTCGCCGTCCTGGTTCCGTAGCCGATAGCCGATCTTGAACCTCTCGATGGTCTTCGGGTAGATGCCTCGTTCGGTCACGAGATATTCGAGAGGTTGGGCGAACCTTTCTAGCAGCTTCTTCGATCCTGCCGCCAGATCACGTTCGCGCGGCAGGCTCTCTACCGGCAGCGGCCGGCTCGCGGTGCTCGGCTCCCACTCTGGATCCTCACCGATGATCCGGTTGTAGTCGGGCGGCTTCCATTCTGCCTGACGCTTGATGAGTTGGCCGATCGTACCGCCTTCGCCGCACGCCTGACACCGCCACCAACTCGTGTAGACGTTGACGCCGGCCGACGGATTCGCGTCGCCGTGAATCGGGCAGTGCATCTTGATCCACCCGTCCGGATTGGCCACGGTCGAGGCGAAGTACGGTGCCAGAATGCTCCGCTCCTCGCCCGTCATGGACAAGTCCGATAGGTCGATCCTGATCTTCGACTTCTTAGGTTTGTCCATATTGCCTCCCGACAAGCGGGGCGGGCTCCCAAGGGAAGGAGCCCGCCCCGTCTTCGGCGAGAACTAGGCCAGCGGGTCTTCGGCCGCCGCGTCGTCCTCGTTGAGCGCGTCGATCATCGCCTTGCGCTTGGCCCGCTCGTTCTTCGGGAGCGTGACCTGGAGCTTGCGGACCTTGATCTCGTCCTCCAGCTCCTGCGTCGTCCAGTCCGGGTAGTCCGGAACGTCGTCGCCCTCGGCCTCGTCAGTGGCCTCGTCCTCGTCGGCCTCCTCCTCGTCCTCCTCGGGCTCGGGCTCGGCGACCTTGGCACCGCGCCGGGTCTTCGCGGCGGGGGCGGCGGCCTTGGCCTTCGTCGAGCGGCGGGACTTGGCCGGGGCCGGCTCGGGCTCCTCGTCCTCCTCCTCGTCCTCGTCGTTGGCCTCGTCCTCCTCCTCGTCCTCGTCCTCCGCGACGGCGTCCAGCTCGTCGTCGTCCTCCAGCTCCTCGTCGTCCTCCTCCGGCTCGTCGGTGTCGGCGTCGAGGGGCAGCCAGGTGTCGAGCTTCAGCCGATCCTGGTTGTTGTACTGCTCGACCTTGCCCTTGAACTGGAAGGGCTCCTCCGGCGGGTTGTCGGTGTCGAGCGTGACCTTGGCCGTGCCGTACAGTGCGATGAGCATCTGCACGACCTTCCACGCCATCGGCGACTCCTTCGACCAGGTCTTCGTGCCCTTGTCGTAGGGGAAGTACGACCAGAGGCGGTAGCCGTTGTACCGCTCGTCGTCCGCGTTGACGATCTCGGAGATGATGACCAGCCGGGGGTCCTTCCCGTTGGCCGGCTTGTCGTCGATCATCTCGACGACCATCGCCTCGTAGATGCCATCCGGAGGGCAGGGCCGCTCGGTGCCGGGATCGACACCCTCCAGATTTGCCTTCAGCTTCGCCATTGCCTAGCCTTTCCGCCCGTCGTCGGGCCGTCCGTTTGACGATCGCGCCCGGGGCGTTCCCGCACGCCTAGATACCGTAGCAGGTTTCGCCCCGTTTGCAAGTGTGCCGGATTGCACTGCGCGCTCCGCGTTCACGCGGTCGATCACGCCAATGATCTTCGGCATCGACGGGTTCAACATCTTCCCGCCAAACGCGCCGAGGTACTGATCCTTGGCGTAATACTTCTCTTGGAGGTCAGTGTACATGATGCGGTATTGGTCACCCTTCTTGTACGTCTCACCATCCTTCTGTCGGGTCTGCACTGCCAGGCGGCCGACCAGGTTCATGTAGCCGCATATCTTCTGCGGCATGGCCTTGCCCTGCACCCAGGGCATCCACAGTGGCCGCCCGTTCTCGTCCTCGTCCTTGAACGCCCAGGCGGTGACGCCAACGTTCACGGTGTCGAGGGAAACCATGCCGCGCACCCACTCCGTCAGGCGGCTCATGTTCTTCCAGTATTCGAGCCGATCCAGCTGCGTGTTCTTGCGGTGCGGATTGGCTGCGATCAACTCCTCCCAGATGTCATCGAGGCCGAAGTCCTGGAAGGCACTGATCGAGTCCAGCCACACCCAATCGAAGTGCTCTGGCCCCTCGTCGTGACGGAAGTAGTTCGCGACATCGGTGATGTCGTTCCAACCGCGAACGACCCACTCCTTCGCCTCGCTGCCAATCGGCACGCCGACGGTGTGGTCGGTCGGGGGCCGCACGATCAGGCAGCGCGGGCTCGTCGCTGCCAGCACGGTCTTGCCGCAGCCCGGATGCCCGTAGACCAGCATCGCGATGTTGCGGCGTGCGCCGATTGGTTGAATCTGCGCAGGCAGCCCGGAGCGCGGCCCCGTCCTACCTCTGGAACGTGCAGGACTCATTGGGTTTCCTCTGCGTAGACGACGTGCGCGTCGTAGGGGCTCCAGGTCTTGTACATGAGCCGGATGAACTCTTGGTAGTCCTCACCGATCTCGTGTAGCTCGCACGGGTCGCGGTAGGCGCAGAAGCCGCACGAGAACCGATCTGGTGTCTTCAGGATCGGCACTTCGCCTTCGCGTGCCAGTTGCATCTCGATGAACTGATCGATGGCCCGGTTCATGACCTGCTCGCGGCAGTTGTCATTCCGGTACACCGGCTCGCGATGGTAGCGCACCGACGGCTGCCGCATGGACACGCTGCCGTCCTTGTTCAGCGCGCGCCCCTCGGCATCGGTCGGTCGCTCGTCTGGCATCTTCTTGACCAGGAAGTTGAACAGCAGCGTACTGATGGATGCGTCGTCGCGCAGCAGCCCGTCGCGCTTCATGGCATCGACGCCGAAGGTGTAGTAGGCATTGGCCTGCTCATCGAGGCGCAGATACGACGTATCCAGCTGCGCTGCCGTCTTGTAGTCGTTGAGCAGCAGTGGCTTGCGCTTGTCGCCCCGGTCGCGCCAGATGCCGTCGAAGGTGCCGACGTAGTAGGCGATGACCTTGCCGTCCTCGTCCAGCACCGGGCTCTTGAAGCTGTACTCCGAGGCCAGCACCTCGTACCGCTTGTCATGCTCATGGTACAGATCGTAGTACCCGTTGAGCATGGCTTGCCCGAGGGCGAGGCCGTCCGTCCAGTCGCCCTTCGCGTCCTCGTCGTCCAGGGCCTCGCCGCGTGCCCCGAGACCAATGCCGCCGTCAGCGAGGTGCTTGGCATACAGCGCCTCAAAGGTGATGGCCGGGTGAGGGCCGCGCTTCCTGCCAGGGGGCATGTACAGTTCAAGCGCCTTGTGGACGAGCGTGCCGAAGGCCAATGCCTTGCGCTCGTCCTTGGGCTTCAGGCGCTCGACATACTCCCACCACCAAGCTTGCCGGCATCGCAGGTACGATCGCCGTTCGCTGGTGCGGAGCATCGGCAGGCGTTTGCCTGGCCTGCGCGCAGCCCTGTTCCCATCTGTTTCCGACATACTTGGCACTTGTTCTCCTTCGGTCTGCGCGTCCGCAGTACCGCCGTCCGTTCTTTGCCGATGCCCGGCAGGGGGTCGCCCGTGCCCCGTAGGGTGAGGCTACAGTGCGAGGGTAGATTAGTCAACCCGGATCATACCCCCGGCTAGGATCGCCCCGCACGGTGCGGGATTGCGGGCACGATCCGGGCGCCTGTATCAACCGCCGATCACTCGGCTTGACACGAGGCGCCCGGTGTGCATTTCCAAATACGAGCCGAGTCTAATGGTCTTCGGGACTGCCGGGCTCGATGTCGTCCGCGACCGGCAGGTCACCCAGATTGATCTCGACCTCGGCGTCGATGCCCTTGGCCTTCATCTGCCGCTTGAACTCCTCCAACGGAGTCTCCTCGACAACGCCCGTCGCGCGGACACCGAGGCGCCGCAAGTCCAGAATGTTGTAGTTCACGGTTGCCTTGTCCTTGGTCGTCTCGTGAACGTGATGCTCGATCGTCTGGAACGTTCTGATGTAGTAGATGGTCGCAGTGTTCTCGCGGTTGCGATCCTCGGCCTGCGTCTGGTCGTCCGGGTTCCAGGTCTCATCCATGAAGATGATCGCGTCGCTCTTGTTGAGCGTGATGCTCATGCCGCCAGCCGTCGTCGTCATGAGCAGGATGCGCGTCTTGCCGCCAGCCTCGAAGTCCCGGATGATCGGGCCGCGGTCGCGCTCAGGCGTCGCGCCCGTGATCGCGGCCATATCCTCCTGTTTCACGCCGAGCCCTTCGAGCCAGGGGATCATCATGTTGATGACCTTACTGAACTGGCTGAAGATGATGACCTGCTCGGTGCCATCGTGATCGAAGACCCCGTGTTCGCCAAGGATGCGCTCGACCTGCGGCAGCTTGCACGATAGCTCCGTCGGGTATGGCGTAATGACCTCGGTGAACGTGCCGTCCTTATGGTTCTTGCGCTCCTTCACGAGCCGCTGCTTGGCAATCGCGAACTGCCGGAGGCGCGTGTACTCCGCGAGAATGCCGATGGCCGACAGCGACTCCTCCTCGATGCGAATCTCGGCCTCAGACGCGAACTTGGCATACTGCTCGGCCTGCTCGCCGGACATCTCGACCCAGATGTCGATGCGCTGCTTGTCGGGTAGCTCCGTGCGGACCTCCTCGCGCAGCCGACGCACCATATACTGCGCGTGATACTCGTTGAACTCCTCCAGGCGGTATCGCTTGATCCCGCCCGTCTCCAGATGCCCGCCGTACCCGACCTGCGTTTCGAGCCAGGTGCGGATCCAGTTCGACTTCGACTTGAACGTCTCGGGTTCGAGCCAGTTGAGCACCGCCCAGAGCTTCTCGACCTTGCCGCCGATCGGCGTGCCCGAGAGGGCCATCTTCTTCTGCGCCTTGAAGCTGCGCAGAATCTCACTGGTCTTCGTCTTCGGGTTCGACAGTCCGCACTTATGGAACTCGTCGATCGTCACCGTCGTCCAGTTCGTCGCCGCCAGATGCGCGGCGTCTTTCCCGCGAAGCTGCGCGGGGTTGACGATGAGGAAGAACGGCTCACCGACGCGGGCCATATGCACGGCCTCCATAATGATGTCGTGCCGCGCCCTCTGGCTGCCGAGCGACATCAGCATCGCGTGCGGCTGCCAGCGGTCTAGCTCGTACCACCAGACCGGCTCCATGGACGTCAGCGGCGCGACGATCAAGTGCGCGCCCTCGTCAAGCCCGGCCTCGAAAATGGCGCCGATCGCCTCGACCGTCTTGCCGAGGCCAGGCGCGTTCGCGTTCAGCGGGTTGACGGCCTCGGCCATGAACGAGATGTCAGCCAGCTGATACGGCCGGCTCGACACGAACTCGTGCAACTCTGGCAACACGTCGGGCAGCCGATGCAACTCGGCGGTACTGGCCGCGTTGACCTTCAGCAGCACCTTCTCGCGGCGCACCATATCGTGCGCCCATTCCTTGACGGCGGCGTCGAGAATCAGGCGCTTGCCAAGCTGCCGGCGCAGGTCGCGCATGATCGTCATGTCGCGCGGCACCGTCCAGTACGGGCCGCCCCGCTCGCGGGGGATGAACGACCGCCCGGGGGTGCGCTCGACTATGGTGTACGCCTCGCGCTCGAACGGGAAGTGGAGGGTGATCCTGTCCCCGTCCATTGCCGCCTTCACGTTGACACCGTTCTCTGCCATTGCTCTGCCTTTCTCCTACGGGTTGAACGTACGTCCGGGCATCGTATCAAACCCTGCGCCCCGGTAAGGTGTGCTAGCACACACAAACCGGGGCGAGAGTTTCATGGCTCAGTCCGAGGGGCCGCCGCGCTTGTCCCAGTCCTGCTCGCTCGGCAGGTACGCCTCGACACCATACCGCGTCACGAGTTCTTGGAGCACGGCGTAGCGATCTTCGTTCTCGGTCGCCTTATCCTCGCCATAACCCTTGTTCCACTGCGCGAGAGTCATGCCGCGAGTGTCCCAGTCGAGCGCAGCCAGCGGCCCCTGCGCATCGTCCGGCATCGGCTCCTCGTCGCCATCGACGCGATAGCCCTCGCCGCTCAGGTAGTAGCCAAGCACGCCGCCGGACTCGGCCTCCACGACCTCGACGTGTTCGTACTCGCAGCCCTCACTCAGCGAGACCATGCGGGCGATCACCTGCGCCTCCAAACACAGCTTCGTCCTGACGATCTCCTCCAGACTCGTCCGCACGACGTAGGGCTTGTCTTCCGTACTGGTCATTCCCGTCCGTTCTGTTGTTGGTTAGATTCCTGCAAGGAGATACAGCGCGAGCGGGACGGCGACCATTACGATCGCCGCCCCGATCACGAGCACTGTCACCAGATCGACCTTACTGTCCCTCCGCGATCGCCGCTCGCACGCGCCCGATCGGCAGATTGCATTCCAAAGCGATCTCCTCCTCAGTCCATCCGTTCGCGTGCGCCTCACGGATGCTCTGGTACAACTCGTTCTTGATCTCGGCCGCTTCGATCTCCGACATGCGATACTCCATATCGGCTTCCCAGAGGCGCCGAAGTTCGTCCTTGTCCTCGCCCGGGGCGCTCACGACCAGCCCCGCAGCGATCGGCAGATCGGGCCGATACCCAGACGCCGACTCAGCTTGTTGGTCAACTGACGCCCGCACGCACCGCACCGACCGATCTCATGGCCGTACAAGGCCATCGCGGCCTCGGGGTTCTTGCCGATCTCGCGCAGGATCGGCAGAATGGTGCTCTGCTGCACGCTCTCCAGGTACGGGCCGACAACCTGCTTCAGCCGCCAGACCGTGCCCGGCTCATTGACCCAGACCGACCAGAACGAGACGTCGTTCTCGGTGTTGGTCGGCGCGTTCTTCAGCGCGTACTTGCCGACGGGAATGGACACGCCGTCGATCACGAGCGCGAAGTAGTGACTGGTCGCTTCGTCGCTGTCCTCCGCGCTCGGGTCCGCGTAGACATCGACGCGCTTGATGGTCACGCCCTGCGGGAAGCGAGGCATGCCCTTCAGCTTGGTGATGAGGTCACTCGCCTCGCGCCGCGTCTTCACGTCGGGGATGGGGAGCCCGCGCTCGTTGCAGAGGTCCGAGATGTAGACCCTCTGGCGGTCGCTCGGAGGCGGCTCTGCGCTTGGCAGTGCGACCTCAATCCTCCCGATCTGCCCGACGCCCGCGAGCGGGTCGTCCATGTAGTCATTGTCAGCCATTACGTCGTACGCTCCTTGTCGCCTCGCGTCCGCCGGGATGACGGATCACGTTTGAGGAGCGTAGCACACCGCGCGGGAGTCGTGCGTTACAATCGTGTTACGGCTTACCCCCGGGAGCGCATGCAAGCAGACCAACGCCCCGCCCCTCGACTGCATGGAAAGGGACGGGGCGCTGGCTCGGGCCGAGTGCGCGTCGGAAGGGCTACTCGGCCACGACGCGAGCCGGCCGGCGCGGCGCGCGCACCGGAGCGGCCTTGGTCTTGCGGGTCGTGCGGGCGGTGTCCGCCGTCACGGCCGGCTTGGCCGTGCGCCGCTTGCCGCCGGTCTTGGTCGGCGCGGCCTCGGGCAGCGTGCGCGCACGCCGACCCGTCGGCTTGGCAGCGGGCGCCTCGGCCGCAGCCTTGCGTCCGTTGGCCTTCACCTTCGGCGCGGTCTTGGCGGGGCGCCGCGTCGCGGCACCGTTGCCGTCGCCGACCAGCCGGCCGCCCTTGCCGATGCGGTTGCCGACCACCGACTTGCCGCTGGCCTCCTCGTACACCGCCTTGACCAGCGACTCGCTGACCTCGTTGCCCTCGGCGTCGCGAGCGTACGCGGCGATCTTGCCCCAGGACAGCTTCTGGCCGTCGCGCGCCTTGACGACCTTCTTGCCAAGGTCGGCGCGACTGCGGAAGTTGATCTGGAGCGACTCGTCGCGCTCGGCATCCTCCTGGAAGTACAGGAACTGGAGGCGACCCTCCGCGTCCGTGTAGTCCCAGCCGACGGCCTCGACGATCTCGCCCCAGGACGCGCCGCCCTCGCGCATGTCGAAGACCAGCGGGCGCAGCGCGCGCCGGGCCTCGGCCTTGGCCTCGCGGCCGCTGGCGTTGACGTAGGCGTCCGCCAGGGTGCGGATATCGCCCTTCGTCCGTGCCTTTCGTGCCATGTCTAACCTCCTGTCCGTGTGCGTTGATCGTAGCACACGAACAGGAGGCTAGTCAAGTCCCAGTTATGCAGGGCTTTTGTGCAGCTTACCCTGTGACTGGTGTTACGCGCGCCGCCTGGCCCCGTTCACCAGACCCTTACCTATCCATCCGCCGACGCGCGCACGTCGAGCTACTGGCGCGGGCGCCGGGCCTGCGCGTCGGGCGGCAGATCGCCGGGCAGCGTCTGGTCGGGATGCGGCTGGTCACCCGGCAGCGTCTGGTCGGGCACCGGCGGCAGCGACTCGCCGCCATCGGGGAGGGCCTCGCCGGCGTCGTCACGCAGCGTCTTGACCAGCTGCGTGAGGTTCTGGACGGCGTTCTTCATGCTGTCGAGCTTGGTGTCCTCCACCGCGTCGTCGGCGCGGAGGGCGTCCAGCTCTGCCTGGATCGCGGCGACGCCAGTGCCGGCGCCGGTCAGGAACTCCCGGATTGCCGCTTCCAGCTCGTCGATCGAGGTCTGGAGGTCATCGACCTTGGCCATGATCTGTTCGTCTCCTTCGTTGGTGTCTGCCTCACTCGGGAGGAAGACGTTGATGGTCAGGTAGATCGGTCGTTCGGGCCGTGCGGGCCTGCTACCCTTCGGCATCCTCCTGGCCCTCCTGCCGCTGGCGCTTCTCGGCCTCCTCCTGCGCCTGCGCCGTCAGGTCGTCCGGGTTCTGGCCCATCATGACCGGCTCGGCGGACGTGTGGCCGGGCTGCACCGGCTGCGTCGAGGTCGTCGGCGGCGTCTGCGGCTGGTTGACGACGTTCTGGGTCTCCGGGCCGCCCGGGGCGGGGATGGTCTCGACCTGCTCCTCGCCCTCCTGTGTGGCGCGGGTGCCCTGGACGGCATTCGCTTCCTCGCGCTCCTCGCGCTCGCGGTCTTCACGCCTGCCCATCTTGCTCCTTTCGGTCGGGACGGGTAGTATACCCGATCCGGTGGGAAACACAACCTGCCCGCTAATCGCGGGTTTCAGGTGGTGTCGTCCCAGTTGTGGACGAACTCCTGATCGTCCCACCAACGGTCGGGGATGGTCTGCGGCACGTTCGGGCGCTCGCCCTCCTTGCCGCCCTCGTACCAGCTGATCCAGTCGCGCTCACCGCCGGTCATGCCGTACCGCTTGCCGACGGCCTCGATCTCTGCCAGGCCGTCCCAGGCCCAGGACGGAATGGTGTCGGGAGCGGAGTCGGGGCGATGCTCGGGCACCCGATCGGTCGTCAGGTACCAGTTCGACCAGTCCCAGAACCATGCCGGGTAGCCAACGCTCACGTCGATCTCCCTCCCCTTCAGGTAGTCGGCCACCTTGCCCCGGAACTCATCCGGGCTGGGCCAGGTTGCCAGGTCGATCTTGCGGCTCGACGCCCACTCCTTGTGATAGGGCACCATGTTCTCATCGGCGGTGCCCTTGATGATGGCAGCGACCGCACGGGCAGCGATCTCCGTGCGGTCGGCCTCCAACGGGTAGGTGCCCGGGTGCTCGATCTCGAACCCCCAAGCCTTCGAGTTGCCGGTCATCCCCTGCCAGGAGCCGCCGTCCGGCCTGCCCGCGTGATTGGCCGCCCCTGCCGCGACGGTGTAGATCACGCCGTTGTAGTCCATGTAGATGTTGCACAGCGGCCCAGGCAGGGAGCCGTGCCCCTGGATGCAGACGCGCAGCGAAGGCGCGGTGCCCAGACGCGGCGGTGCGCCGGCCGTGTGATGCACCACGAGCCCGCGCGGGAAGAAGTTGCTGCCAGCACGGTTGCCGCGCCGCTGCCAGCCAGCAACCTCCTTGACCTGGAGCCCTGCGGCCCGCAGCCGATTGGCCATCCCTACGTCATATGGCACGGCGCCTACCCTCCTCGTCCTCAGTGCGATCACGGCTGCCCGGATCCAGGAGGGGCGGAATCTCCTCGTCGGTGGTCGGGTCTGCCGTGAAGTCCACGTTGCAGCCGACCACATCGTCGTCCACGATTATCACGATCATCGCGCCTCCAATTGTCATCACAGATCAACTCCTGTCTGGTCTTCGACCTTCTTCTCCACCCGTTCCGCTGCCCGGATAGCCAGGCCTCCGGCTACGATGCCATAACCGGAGATGATGACCGCTGCCCAGGACAAGCCCAGGATGCCCTGCTGCTCGTCACGGAAGATGGTCACTGCCGTGATCGGCCACCCGATGATGCCGATGATCGTCAACACCGTGCCGACCACGATCTGGCCTGCGCCGCTGAAGACGCTGTTGACGATCACGCTGCTGGCCTCCGGATCACCCACTACCTGTTGTTGATGCGGTCGCGCCGGTCGTACCAGTTGTGCGCGTCGATCGCCCGCCACGCGAGCAGGATGACGAGGATTGCCAGCTCGATCACGACGAGCCACTGAAACAGATCGTTGTCCATTGTCTTTCCTCTCAGGTCTTGATGATGCCCGTGGCTGCGAGCCACGGCTGGTCGTTGCGGTGCGGCGTATTGCCGCCCTCGGCCCCGATGGCATGCGTGTGCGCGATGTCCGTCAGGTTGTACACGTCCGGCGGGCGCGTGGTCACGATCGCGCCGTACGGGTTGTTGGCAGGCGTTTGCGAGCCGGCCACGTTCGATGCCTGCACCGGCAGACGGTGCGGGCTGGAGAAGCCGTCGGTGTCGTATCCGGTGCTACCGCCGTGCTGATGGGACGGCATGTTTGGGATGCTCAGGCCGACCTCGCGCACGCCGCCAGCCGCACCCGCGGCATTCGCTGCCGGCAGTCGCCCGGCTGCGCCCGTGACCGGGCTGCCATCGACGCCGACGATCGTCGCGCCGCGCGTGTCGGGCAGGTTGAACGTGGTCGTTCCGTTGCCCGCACCGTGCCGCACGCCGATGGCATTGAACAGCGCCGCGTACGTGGTGCGCGACACTGGCCGGAAGTCAGCGACCAGCCAGCCGGGATAGACCATCGCCGTCGCATCGTGCGCGAAGAACATCATGGCCCCGGGCGGAATCTCCTGCACGTTGACTGCCACCCACTGCGTGCCGTCGTAGCGGTAGGTGATCGGCACCGGCCCTTCGTTGGTGCTCGTGTAGTGCGCGCCGCGCGGTGCCGAGGCCGGACGCGATGCGATCGGCCCCTGGGCGTCCGTCGGCATGACATCGTCCAGCATGAGCGCAAGGTTGCGCATCCAGATCGGCACGTCGGCCAGATCGGCATCGACGGGGTACGGCAGTCCGAGGCGTGTCGTTGTGCTCATGGTTCTCCTACGGGACAGGCGGTGGCGGCGAGGTCTTCAGAACGCCGAAGGACGCATAGTTGGATTTGACCTGCGTGAAGGTGAGCATGGACTCGCGCAGGTTGCCGAACAGCATGGCGTTCTCCGTGTGACCGTACGTCCAGAGAATGCCGGCCGGGATCACCGCGTTCGGACCATCCTCACTGAGCAGCGCGCCTACTGCCGTTGGATTGGGAGTCTCACTTGTGATGGTCGAGATGACGATCTTGTAGGGGTCGCCGTCGGCACGCTCGATGATGCCAACGTACTGCGTGTCGGTGAGCAGGGGCTTGATGGCCTCACGGATGCCTTCTGGTGTGCCCCGCTTGAAGTTGTCCTGCTTCTTGATGATGGTGCGCGCCTCGTCAGCCGTGATCGGCTGCGGCAGACGGATGCCGACCATCTGTGCCAGCCAGCCGAGCGCCTCGGGCGGGCAAGTGTCAGGATCCATCAGGTCGCCCCAGGACGACGGAGCACGCGAGAGATCGGTGATATCCTGGATCATCGTGCCAATCGACGCGATGTAGTGCGCTAGCGCCCAGTTGTTTTCCTTGTCATAGATCGCGACCGGCGCCATCTCCTGGTACAGTTCGTGCGCGAACGAGGCCAGGGGAACCTCGTCCCCTAGCTCGATGAAGTCGTGATCCCAGGGAAGGTTGCTCATGGCGACGTGATGGTCATGAGGCCGGGCTGCGGCAGCGGGCCGACGCCAGACAGGGTGATGTCAGCGGTGCCACCGTTGACCGTGCAGGTCACGATGTAGTCCACGGATGGCACGTTGTTGATGACGGTCGTGATCTCCAGGTAGCGCACCTTCGTCACGTTCGTCCAGGGGAACGGATTGCCATACTGGCCGACCGACGGCGGGGCGCCCCAGTTCGCCGGGCTCAGGTACGTGCGCAGGGCATCAGCTACCTCGGCCTGCATTGCCACCGCGTCGTAGCCCGACACCGGCACCACCGATGCCGTCACCGCGATGGTGGTGTAGGTCGGGTCGATCGCGAAGACCAGGAAGTTGACCTCGCGCAGTGCCCGCAGCATGGCCTGTACCTCGGCCTTGGCCTGCGTGCTGAGGGCGTGCCCGTTCGGATCGGCCACGACAACGGTGACGGTGCGCGCCTGGTTGGTGAGCACCGGCGGTCCGGGATTGTAGCCGTCGATCGCCACGGCCCTGCCGACTGCCGGATGGCCGAGCGAGAGGAGCGCATAGTCCTGCGGCAGAATCGGTGCCGGCGACAGTGCGACCAGCCGCTGCGACAGCCGGCTCATGTACTCGCCATCCGTCTCGGCATCCATGCCGCCGGCCGACGTGGACGAGAGTTCGACCGCCGTGATGCCGACCCAGGAGTCGATCATGACCGTCGGGTTGGTCGGGCCGAGTCCGTTATACAGTGGCCCCGTCTCGGCCGCGATCATGGGGACTGTGCCCACCAGCTCACCGGCAGGGAGCAGCGTGTCGATCTCGACCATGAACGCACGCTGCACGCCGAGGTTGTCCATGACGGCGATCGTCAGTCCCGCCGACACGGTGTAGCCAGTCAGGTTGTCCGCGACGGTGAACGTCGCCGTGGCGCGTGCGTACTCGGCCTCGCCTGGCGGCAGCTTGTACAGGTCGTTGCCGAGGCGCATGAAGACGGTGTCTGGCACGTCAGCGGCGATGTCGCGCGCCTCGGCGACCATACGCGACATCGCTTCGAGCAGCCACACGTCGAGGTTGCCGACGGCCGGAGTCCACCCAGGGACGTAGAACTCCAGGTACTCGTAGGCGTCCTCCAGCAGACGGTCGGGGTCGGTCGTGATGGGGTAGGGGACGTAGGGCATGCTAGAGGGCCACTCGTACGTTTGCAACGAACTCATCGCGGGTCATGTCCTCACTGGTCTCGATGGGCTGGAGCACCGCTCGGGCACGTGGTTCGTCGATCTCGATCTCGGCAATCAGTTGCTCGATATCGACTGGCGATGCGAAGGTTGGGTCAGTGATGCCGAACTCGGGCTGCTGCTCGGCCCGCCATCCAAGCGGTGTCAGCACCGCCGCAACCACGCAGTCCGCCACGTCCTCGGGCGAGTCCTGCACGTTCTCGACCGCGTGATGCAGCGTGCTCCAGCGGAAGGGGAGCGCGAAGTGCGTCGGGATCGGTTCGTCTGCCATTACACACTCCCGATTCTATGGGCCATAATAGCGGAGTTGGCCTCGAAGGCAACCTGGATACCGGACGACGTTCCTGTCAGCTTCAACAGCGAACCGGCTGCCACGGCACCGCCCCCAACATCGGGGAAGGTTGCGTAGCCGTACGAGGCCAGAGTCATGCGGTCGTTGGCCTGATTCGATGCCAGGATCACGGGCGTCGCCTGCAAGGTGTTGCCCGCGCCCCCGATGGCAACGTTGCCGATCCCATACGTGCCGGCAGCGCCAGCGGTGATGATGCGGATATCGAACTCACCGATCACATGGTACACGCCCGGGATCGTGACCGGCACGGTGGCGCCGGTGAGGTCGGCAGTAGCACCCGACGCGGGCGAAACCTGGGCGCTGCTCAGAGCGCGCAGCTTGACAGCCTGCCCCAGATTGCCTGCGACCATGCCGGGATTGACGATGCGCTTCACCTGAAGCCACACGCCACACCCCAGGGTTACGCCGCTCCACTGTGCCACCTGAACTGCTAGGTTCGAGCCGCCGGCCAGGTAAGAGACGATGCTCACCTGCTGGGTGGTCGCTACACCGCTTGTAGGGACGGCAGCCCGGTTGTCTGTTACCAGAGTGCCGCCCGTAGAGTCGATCGCCAGGTAACGAGCGCCGTTAGCATTGGCATCCCAGCCGGCATTCGCAGTAATCTCATACCAGCCGGTAGCAGGGATCGGCACGAGCAGGCCGCTGGCAGCGAAGGCATTGCCGGTATCGTAGTCCTCACTCGCCCACGTGATAGCGGTTACGACGTTGGTGGGTATCGACTGGGAGCCGGCGCCTCGCCCTCGATACAGGAGATCGAAGCCGCTGGCAAGTCCTGCCGGCCCGGTGGGGCCTGCGGGGCCGGTGGCTCCTGTGCTGCCCGGAGCGCCCGTGCTGCCTGTGCTGCCAGTCGCGCCCTGCGGCCCCTTCAGGTTGCCGCGCAGCGTCCAGGTACTGGTCAGCGTCTTCTCGTAGAAGTCGCCATTGGTGCTGTTCAGATACCAATCGCCGACGGCCGATCCAGCAAGGTTGCCTGCGGGCGCTCCGCTCCCCGTGAACCACTTCTCACCGGCCGTGCCGTTCGTGCCCGGTGCGCCCTTGATGGTGGTATCGTAACTCCACTGGTTGTCATAAATCTTCTCATAGACATCGCCGGTCACGTCTTGGAGATAGAAGTCGCCAACCTTGCCCAGATCATCGGCGGGCAGCCCCGTGCCGCTATGCCACGCTGCTCCGCTGGTGCCAGGCACACCGGGGATGCCCTGTGGCCCCTGCGGCCCCTGCGGGCCGGCAGGCCCTGGCGGCCCCTGCCCGCCGCCACCCCCGCCCGTACCCGGCAGAAGATACCAGTTGCCGCCGGGCTCCGACGTAAGCGCGATCAGGCATTGGATACCGACCCACGGCGTGAAGTCCTCGGGCACGATAAGCGGGCCATACTCGACGCGGTAGTCCTGCGTCGGGATGACCGCGAACACCTCGCCAGCATCGTTGACCCGCGACACTTTGGCCGTGTGAACACCCGAGGGCATCGTCGGCCGGCTAGGCATGCGCGCCTGCTGCTTGGTGAATGTGTGCATGTCGGTCACTTGCGACACCCGACATGGATATGGTTCATGTGGCCGCCGTACTTCGGCGTGCGCCAGATCACCTGACAACGATAGCCCTGGTATTGGAACGTATGGGCATCGATTGTCGCGCCCTTCGGATATGCAAACCCAAATGCGGCACCGATAGCCACGCACGCCTTGTCAAGTTCCTCCGACGGCGACGACATGCCCTGACGGCCAATATCGCGCGCCGCCCTCATGGCATTGTTCTGAGAATGGTCAGAGACGGTGCCGCCTGTCGTGATCGAGCCTGGCCGGTGTGCCGACATGACGTAGACCGGAGCGCCGCCGACGGCCTTGGCGATGGCGTAGGCATCCTCGACAATGCCCCTGGCCCCGCGATCGTCCGGCATGATCTTTTCCATAGTCGAGCGCGGCCCGAGCTTCGGAAAGTCGCTGGAACCGCCGCTGGAATCGCTACTGCTCGGCGCATACGGATTGTCAGGATCAACCATCTCGATGTGCGTGTCGGGCGCCGGCTCCTTCAACTGGGGCGTCTCACCGATCAACTGAATCTTGGCACGGTCGCTGTGCATCGACCGCGTGAACTCCTGGACGATGTAGCGCCCTGTGGCCGGACCTAGCTCCTCGATAACCACCACTTCGCCCGGCGGCACGCTCCATCGCTCGGCCCGGCATTCGACCTCGATCGAGGACACGGGCTTGCCAACGTCGTAGTCGAAGTCGATGTAGCCCACGCCGCGCTTGAACTCTTGGACAACATCGAGCGCCTTATTGTTCAGCAGCACCTTGTCACGTACGAAGTAGATGGTGCCGTTGACCGAGAAGCAGCGCCAGTTGACCTCGTCAGCGAGTCGCTGCAAGCACGTCCAGGAGTCTTCAGGATCGCTGGGCGTGCCGCGCGAGAACTCGTAGGGCTCGGCCACGACGGTCGGCTGTGCCGCCAGATCGGTATCCGCGTTGTAGTCTGCCTGGGTGTAGGAGCCGGTCGGCGGCTGCCCGCCATACGTCACCTTCTTGCCGTAGAAAAGCTGGACGATGTTGCGCGCTTCTTCGGCCCACTCCAGATAGCGACGACCGTAGTCATCGAAAGACTCCATGTCGCGCCGCGTGACATCGTTGGCCAGACGGTGGATGACGCGCACTTCACCGTACACTTCCAGATGCTGATCGTAGAAGTAGCTGGCACGGCCGATGAACTTCTCGGCCTGCATTCCAATAGTCCACTTCTCGACCTCGGGATAGTCGGAGATGCGGAACTGGAAGATGCCGGCGCGGGGCTGCCAGAGTTCGATGTCTTCGCTGCGCGTTGGGCTGTCCTTCAGCGGCAGGTTGTACGCGCGAGAGTCAGTGATGGCCGCAAGGACGACGGCCTGCTGTATCGTCCAGTTGACGTCCATCGCGTTGGCCTTATTCAGAATCTTGCCGAGGTTGCCGATCTGCTGATTGGTGGCCTTCGTCCCCTGAATGGTAAACGTAGTCCTCGGGGGAAACCCCGGCTCCTGCCCCGCCTTGGACTTCGGCATCTGGTTGGTATCAACGGCCTTCACGTTGCGCGGCTTCGGCGTGGTCGCGCCGGCGACGGGCCAATTGTAGGATGCGTTGCGATCCGCCTGAATGTCGTCCAGAACATCAGACGCATGCTTCGTGCCCCAGTCACTGGTGTCGATCGCAACACACACCTGCATGGCATTGTTGCCGGCCTGCAACGCATTGAGGATCACCCCATACGAAGCATTTCCGCTGGTGATCGTATCGATCGTGGCCTTCATGCCGATGTCCCAGTTCGGATAGTTCTTGACCGGGTAGCCATTATTGTGATTGTAGGCCGTTGCGCCAGGCGCATTCTGCGTCGTGTTCATGGGATTGAACAGCGCGCGGGTGCCCGTGCCGCCGGACTCCGCTGCCATCCAGGCAATCATTGCGTCCATGTTGGGGCCGGACGTTGGCTTGTTGAGTCGTCGCAGGAACTCGTCAGCGAAAGCGCGGCGCGTGCCAGCACCGGCACCGCCGCCTCCTCCGCCACCTGCCCCCGGATCGGTGCCGCTCACGGTCGGCGTCAACTGGTTGACAACCACACCATGCCGATCGTACGGGTACACGTCCTGCTTGACGGCCTTCTCTGGCGAGTAGAACTTCAGGCCCTTGACTTCCTTGACCAGCATCTCGGCAAACTGCGCGCGAGTGACCTGCGCACGATTGGCCTTCCTCGGCCCCTTCTTGCCGCGCAACTGCACGACGGCCCAGTCCTCGAATGTCAGCTGGAGCCTGTTGCCGGTCTTGCGCACCTTGACCAGAACGAACTTCATGCCGTCAAGGATGATCTCCGACGCTTCCTGTGCCAGCGCCGAGTTCGTGATCTTGCGCTGGTAGTCGTTGAGCGTGATGTTGACCGTGCTGGCACCCTCGATCGTACGGTTCATCTTCGCCTCGACGACCATACCCTCGATGAGCGCCTTCAGCTTCTTGCCCCGGATGGTCAGGCCGAGTAGCGTGACATCGCCCAGATTCGTGAGCGTGCCGGCGCCAAACTCGGAGCCGCCCGCAGGGCGATCGCGTATGCGCCCCGGAACGTTCCGGTCGTTGGCGTGCTCGCTGTGGCTCTCGACGGGGCTCACTTGTAGTTATCCGGCGGTATGCGCACGAGCTGGCCAACCTTCATCTTCATGCCAGGCCGAAAGCCGTTGAACTTCTGGATCTTGCGCGCAGCGTACTTGACCTTGGGCATCAGCTTGTGTGCGACGCGCGGCCAAGTGTCGCCCTGCTTCCACTTGTACGGCTTGCGCGAGGCCAGGCCCGGCGGACGAGGAGCGCGCGCCTTGGTCGGGCTCAGTTCGCGCTGGTGCTCTAGGAGATCGGCCTGGAGGAACGTGATCTTCGCGGTCTGACGTAGCACTTGCTTTTGCGTGCCATTGATCGCGGTGCCCCAGACGATGTTCTCGATAACCCAGGGCACGGCGGTCGTCCGGGGGATGACCTTGCCCGAGACGTGGACTGTTGGCGGCGGCAGGTTCACGCCGACCGGCGACGCCATGCGCTCGATCGCCAGAAGGTCGTCGTGAATGTTGTTCAGCGGGTAGGCGTAGTCCCAGGCATCGAGGACGATCTCTAGCTCCATGCGGAGCGGCTCAGGCCCCTCCCACTCCACAGCGCCGCGCTTGCGCGGGCGATCGACGACATTCCAGCCGCCGTACCCGCCCGTGATGCGGGGCAGGTCGGCGCCCATCAGTGCGATCACTGGGCCGTTGTTCTCGCCCTTCAGGTCAGGCGACGAGATGGTAATAAAGGCCGCCGAGTTGATGCCTTCAAGAATCCTCATCGTCGTGCCACCCGATCCTGCCAGTCTCTGACGGTTGCGCTTGCAATCTCACTGCCATCGATCTCGACATGCACGTGGATCGGAGCCGGCGCACCGCCGTATCCGGCAGGAAGATACTTGCTGGGAGTTTGACGATGCGGGCCAGCGAACATTGCCTCCTGCTCCACGAAGTCGGGCCGAGGCGTGAAGGCATTGGACGGTGCCCCGAACCCGCCTCGCGCGCCCCACTTGCGCCCCGGGTACGTGACAGGGTTGGAGTCACGGTTCATCTGATCGTGGACGAGTTCGGCAAGGCCCTTGCTGCCAAGCTCGCTGTCCTTGATGCTGTAGCCAGTCATCTCCTCGAACTTGTCCGATGCCATGTTGGACGCAACAACCGTGGTGCCGACGACGAGGCCGGCGATGCCGAACCTTGCGCCCATCGACAGTGTGCGCCACCCGCCCATCGGGATCGGGGTCGGCAGGCCCGGGCCGCCGCCGCGACCGCCACCACCGCCAGGCACCGGCATGCCACCGCCGCCCGGCACGGGCACTGTCAGCGCGCCTGCCAGGGCCGCGAGCTTCGCGGCGACCCACATCGCGGTGAGGGCGGTAACCAACGGAACGAGCACGGCCGAGTTACTGGCCAACGTTTCAAGAACGTCTCCGAACGTTTCCAGAACGGGAATCAGTGTCGGAGCCATCTCGGCGTTCATTGCGATGAAGACGGCAAGGAACTTGACCCCAAAGTCCCAGAACTTCTGCCCGCTCGCGACCAGGCTCTCGATCTCCGTCCTGTGATCTTCCAGCCAACCGTTGAGATCGAACTTCTGGATACGCTCGGTGATGCCGTCAAGCCAATCTTGGATCGGCCCGCGCTCGGTCATGAACTTGGACGTCGTGATGTTCGTGATCGCGCCCCACAACCGTTCCAGAGCGCCAGTGACGGTATCGTTCATCACGTCCGCCGCGTCGCCAGCAGCGCCCGCCCAGTTGCCGAACTCGTCCTTGTTCAGCTTCACCAGGTCGATGTTGGTGCGATACGCCTCTAGCAGCGTAGACCAGACATCGATGGCGTCCTTGCCGATGATGTTCTCCAGGAAGCCGGTGCGCTCGATGTCAGTCATGTCAGCGGTGAGGTCAACCATCCGGTGCATGATTTCCTCGATCGGCTGCAAGCTGCCTTCGGCGGTCTGGAAGACCTTCGGATTGAAGCCGAGCTTGGCCAGTTCCTCGATCGCCTCGGGCGCAGGCGCCGAGATGTTGATGAGGCCAGTCGAGAGGCCGGTGCCGACATTCTGGCCGCGCATGTTGAGGCGGCCCAGCAGCGCGACCGTCTCTAGCATGTCCTCTAGCGACTGGTTGGTGATCCTGGCCGTGCCCTGCACGTACTTCAGCGTGTAGCCGAGGTCTTCCATGCCAATGCCCGAGATCGCGGTGGCCTTGTACAGCATGTCCGCGATCTGGATGGTTTCCTCGGCCGTCATGTTGAAGTTGTTCATGAGGCCAACCATGAGCTTGCCCGACTCGGCCTGGTCGTAGCCGGTCGCTGCCGAGAGTTGCAGCGAGCCCTTCAGGACGCCCATCGCATCAGCGGCGCTGATGCCAGCCGCGGTGATCTCGTACAGGGCATTGGCCGCCTCGGCACCTGTCGCGCGGAACTGCTGCGCCATCGTGAGCGCGCCCTGCCACAGCATGTCGAACTGCGGCCCGGTGGCGCCGGTCGTTGCCCGCACCTTCGCCATCGCATCCTCAAAGGTCAGCGCCTCGCGGGTGATGCCACCGATCGCCGTGGCGACCGTTGCGAAGCCGGCATACGACAGCCAGCGAAAGGCGCCCATCGTCTTCATGGACTGGTCAAGGCGCCCGACTTCCTGATTCGTGCGCTTGGCCTGCGTCTGCATGCTCTGGAGCGAGCGGTTGACCGCATTGGCTTCCGCTGCGACCTGCTGCCTGCCCTGGAGCTTCACCCGCAGGTTCGCAGTGTTGGCACCCTCGAAGTACGACATCTCACCTCCCTACTTGAACATTCGGCCGACCTGGTTGGCGATCATGATTGCCTGCTGCTGCTGGTCTTTCTTGTGTACCTCCAGTGATTGCTGTAGAATCTCTATCCAAATCTCGCGCTCTACCGCGTCAGTTGAGTACATGAGCACGTCCACTGCTCGGTGGCACCCTACGCTGACGGCGTGTGCTATTGCCTGAGTGGTAGGCGCGCGTGCTATTCCCCCTGGAACTCCTCCGAGATGTCGGACTCGCCGGCCTGCATCCAACGCAGCACGGCGGTCTGGTGCGCGACGACGGCGAGTTCGTTGCCGAAGACATGGAACAGACAGTCGCGCGCCCGCTTGGTGTCGATGCCGAAGAACGCAGCCAGCTCCGCGTTGTAGCCGGCGGCCAGATGCTTGCCCTCCGCGTCGATCGACGTGCAGGCCCGGATCAGGAAGTCCGCCTGGGCGCCGAGTTCCTGCATTGGCAACTCGGACTTGATCGCGCGCCGGGCGATCTTCATGACCTCCTCGTACCCCAGCCGGCGGTACGTGGCCTTCAGCATGCCATCGTAGCCGGGAATGTCGAACTCTTTGGACGTCTCTGCGGCGATCGCAGTGCGCCGGGCGCGAAGCTGGTCGATGAACGACTGCTCCACGTCCGGCGCCTGCGTCTCGTCGGGCTCCTGCCCGTCGTCCTGGACGATCTGAGTTTCGGTTGCCATGTTACCGCTCCTCGGTTGTCGTTGTCTAGGCCGGCACGCCGGCGATGACCACTTCCAGGGTCATGATGCCGGCCTCGCTGGACTCCGAGTCCACGTCGGGGAAGCTGACGGCCTTCAGCTTCCCGGTGTAGACCAGGGTCGTGTCGTAGTGGTTCCTGTCCACGTCCAGATGGATCTTCGTGATCGTGACATTGCGCCGACCGACCGCCTCGATGAGTGCCTTGGCGATGTTCAGGTCGAAGCCGAAGTCCATCATGCGGCCGACGGTGACGTTGCCGGTGGTCTTCGTGCCGCCGAGCGACACCGCTTCGCCCAGCGCGCCAGGCCGGTAGGTCATCGCCTCGCTGTCCACCTCGCCGCCGGTCATGGTGTCGAAGGTGCCCAGGTTGCCGATGCCGTCCACGGACACCGTGATGTCGTACTGGTCTCGACGAGGCATTACGCCAAAACCTCCGTGATCTGCTGCTTGACGATCTCGACCTTGACCAGCTCCGCGAACGGGCTGGTCTTGAGGTAGATGACGGCCCTGATCTCCCCGTTCGCGATGGTCTCGGGCGTGTTCACGGCGTTGCCGGTGTCCACAAGGAACGCCTCGCTGGCAGTCGCGCCGTACAGCTGGCCGGACTGATGGTAGGGCACGAGCATGCCCGTCAGCTGGCCTCCGAACGCGGCGAAGATGATGCCCCCGCCGTCGATCTGGGAGAACGTGAAGTCCTCGGCGATGGCGTATGCCTTCGCCTTGATCTCCATCACGAGCCGGACGTTGTTGAGCCCGAGCCAGTGCCGCAGGGTGATCGGATCGGCCAGCGTGCGGTAGCCGTACGTGCGCACGCCGCCGAGCATGGCCCGGGCGATGTCCACCCCGCCCTCGTTCAGTTCCTCGCGGTCGTCATCGTTGAACGAGCCGACCACGCCGATCGCGTAGCGGGCCTGTCCATTGACTCCTGCCGCCGGCACGTTCGGCTGACGGAGCCGTGCCATGAGGGCGGCCTGCACGGCGCTGTAGGGCACCGTGCGAAGCGTGCCCGCAACGACACCAGGCACCTGCGCCCACGGCGCGAACAGGGCGCCGTAGCGCGCGTTGGGGTCGTCACGGAGCCCGTCGGCCTGCGCGATGAGCGCGGACTTGCTGGGCGTCGCTGCGTACACCGTGTCCAGAAGCGCGACGCGGTTCATGTCGTAGGCGTGCTGGAGCAGCGCCCGCTGGATGGCCGAGGTCGTGCGAGCCGGCGCGGACACCTGGCCGGGGCCGAGTTCGATCGACAGCTTGGCCAGCGCCGCTTCCCATGTCGCGTCGGTCGCGTTGGCCGAGTCATCGGTGCCGGCCGACATCGCGGTCGCCGCGAGCACCTTGGGATCGAGCGCCGACGGGCCTGCCGACGTGATGGTCACGTAGCCGGAGGTCGAAGACCAGTCGATCGCGGCCTGCTTGTCCGCGAGCAGCGGGCTCTCCTCCAGCACGTCGCCTGCCGTGTTGGTCAGGACGATCGTGTAGTCGGTGCCCGACACGACCACGGCCACCTTGATGCCGGTCGAACCAGCGCCCGCACTGCGCGACTCGACCTTCAGGGTGGGAGCCGGCGTCACGTCCGTCAGGGTGATGAACCCCTTGGTCGGTGCCGGGCCGAACACGCGCTGGAAGTACGCGCGGGAGCCGCCCTCGCGGAAGAACGTCTCCATCGCGTCGTACGAGGTCTGGTAGCCGGTGCGGCCCCCGTACTTGCGCTGGTACTCGCCGAACGAGCGCAGCAGCGTCGGCGTGTCCGGGCCACTCTCGGTGAGCCCGACCACGAACCATGTGTCGATGCTGACGGGCGCCGACCTGGGCGGTGCCGCATCGACAACCGTGACCTCTACCCCTGGCCGGCTCACGGCTTGTCCTCCGTGGGCTGGTTCTTCTGGTCGATCGCCGGGCCGGCGGCTGCCGACGGCGACTCCACCAGCGAGCCGACGTCCACCAGGAACTTGTTGTGCCTGTTCATGGGGATGTCCGTGACCTCCTCGTTGGGCTGTAGCATGCGCCCGTCGGAAAGATCGATCGGCACGGGTGCGGCGTTGAAGTACGACTTGGGCTTCTCCGCACCGTCGCCGGCCCTGGTGGTTCCCTTCTGTTCCTTGTCGGTCATCTACTCCTCCACCGATGTTTGGACTGCGATCTGTACATCGACGATGGCACGGCCCCACGGGTCTTCGAGCAGCGGGGGCTTCGGGCCAAGCTTGTCGTTGATCCCGACGACGAAGAACACCGTCGAGGCCAGCATGCTGCGGTTGTGATCGTTGTCTACCAGTTCGTTGTACCGTTCATCGACGTAGGTGATGCCCTCGACCACTCCTGCCGGCAGCCCAAGAGACGGGTATTGCAGCATGAGATGGCGAATGCAGGCCGCGTAGTCCTCGGCCACGTCTCGGGTATCGGTCTGCGTCGCGGCCGAGACTATGGCAGCGACACCGACACCGAACGGCAGCATGTAGACTGGCTTGCTGGATTCTCCTCTCCTGGGCGGTGCTTCACCGACGAGCCCGATGCTCGCCACGACGATGCAGGGAAGCTGCTCCTCCACCCAGTTGTCGATCGTGTTGCGACGGGTGATGCTGGCAGGAGACGCGGTTCCCGGGAAGAACGTGTTGAGGTAGTCCAAGATGTGCAGGTCGAGGGTGTCCACGATCGCCTTCTCCAGCTGCTTCGCGCTGAACGGCGTCATGTCATGCTGCCAGTCATGATGTAGTGCTCGATGGCCTTGACCCACCTGCGACGATCCCAGACTGGGATGCGCATGAAGTTGCGGCGTGGCATGTGCTCGGTGCCGGTGGTATGGAACCGTGCGTAGGGGATGCGCGTGCCCAGGATCATCTCGTCGCGCCGGATCGTGCGCACCGAGCCCTTGGCATGCCGCACCGTCAGCGAACGCACCAGATCGCGGTTGTACTGAAGGATGCCATGATCCTTGCCGACATCGATCTTGTGCATCTGCCACTTGAAGGTCAGCGGGCGCCACATCGGCCCGGAGTACTGGCCCTCGGACGCGAAGTTCGACGCCATGATGCGCTCAAAGTCGGTCGCGATCCAGTTGAAGGGCACGCGCATGTCCTGGGCGCGATCACCGATCGCCCGGACGGAGCGCATGACGCCCTCAAAGCCAAAGTCCTCGACTTCGAGTCTCATGGGGTATCACCGGCGGCTAGCCGCTGCCCGTACATGGCATGTAGGCTCACGACTAGCCGCCAGCCTTTTCGAGACGCCGGATGATGTCGTTCAGCGTCCACGTCGATCCGTCGTTGCCGACCAGGCCCGCCACATCGCCGGGCGGATCGAGCCAGACCCAACCGTAGCCCGGGAAGGTCGCGGTGGGAATGTTGTCGCTGGTGCCAGTGACGTTCGGGTCGTCGCTGATGATGGTACACGTCGATTCCTTCATCGTCGCGTACATGGCCGCGTACTCCGCGAAGGCGCTGCGATCCTGCGACACCTGCTCTGGGAAGTACGACAGTTCGATC